GCTGTGTTCGTTGCAGATGACTTTGGTGGAACAATCAATCTTCAAGATGTTGGAGAATCTAATGTTCTTGTTAAGATGGATAAAATCGCAGACGTTTCAGTAGAAGTTAGTTCTTCAGAATTGACAATGAACGTAGATAACTTTGGTACACAAATATTAGATGGTGCTACATTAGCAATTGCAGAAAAAGTAGATAGAGAGTTATGTGGACTTTATGCAGATATACCTTATTATGCAGGTGTATCTGGGACAACTCCTTCAAGCTTAACTGATATAGCAAGTCCAATGAAGGTTCTTAATACTAATAGAGTACCAAATGCACAGAGAAACTTAGTAATGGATCCTGAAGCACAGGCTAAGTTAATTGTATTAGATGCAATAGCTGGAGCTGATAAATCTGGCACTACTGCAGCATTAAGAGAAGCTTCCATGGGAAGGTTAATGGGATTTGATACTTATATGGATCAAAACATTAAAACACATATAGCTGGAGGATATACATCCTCAACAGGAGCTAAGGCAACAGGAACAAAGGGTGCTTACGTAGTAGCTTTAGCAGCTACATCTGGAACAGGTTGCTTAAATAAAGGAGACTTATTAGTAATAAAGGGTTCTCAGTATGTTGTAACTTCAACAACTTCAGCAGCATCAGCTAATGCAATTGGTGCTGTAAGTATATATCCAGCACTTAAAGAAAACTACTCAAATGAAAATGTAACATTCCCGGATGCTTCTAAAGGTGGACATGTTGCATCATTAGCTTTCCATAAGAATGCTTTTTCATTAGTAAGCAGACCTATGGAACTACCAATGGGTGGAGCAAATGCTTATGTAGCGACAGCACCTAATGGTTTAAGTTTGAGAGTCGTAATGGGATATAACATGACTACCAAGAAGAACGTAGTATCTATTGATTTACTTTATGGTGTTAAAACTCTGTACAATGAGCTCGCTTGTAGAATGTTAGGTTAATTTTAATAGGATAGGTATAAAAGCCTATCCTATTTTTTAAGAGGAGGAAAGAAAATGAAGTGTCCACATTGTAAGGAAGAAATTATATCTGATAAAGTATATTGGATTCATGTTGAGAGATGTGAACCATTAAAGAAAGTGAAAAAAAATCAATCAAATAAAGAAAATAAGGATCAGCAAGAAAATGTAGATGGTGGTGAATTAAATGCAGGAGATAACGGGAAGAGTTAAGGATATTATAGAGACAACCTATGATGAAACCAATGGAATGTTTAAAGTGCAGAGCATGCAAAAGAAGATTAGAGATAGTTTTGCAGCTAGTGTTCCAGATCCAACTAAGTTTTCCTATATACTAGGAAGCGGAATGAGTTTTGATACTGCGACACCAGGATTATTGAAGCTTAACCTTGGTTTAACACCAAACTCAGAAACAATTATTGAATCTGTAGATACATTCACTATACCGCTACGAGTAATGGCAAGCATAATGGTTCCAACTAAGCAGGCTAATCAAGAGGTATATCTTGAATTGGTAAGTTGCGACCCTGTTACTAAAGTTGTAGATGGTAAGCATGTAGCAGCATGGAAGTTAGATAATAACTGTGCTTCTCAAACTGTTGGAAGGTATCAAGTAGCAAGTAGTGGGCTAGCAAGACTAGAAAGCGGAGATAGCACAATAAACTCATGGGCTGCATTAAATATATTTGAAATAGAAGCTTTTGCAGATGAAGTTTGGTTCCACAGCAGAGCATTAGATAGTACAAGTGGTAGGAGTAACTCTTATGTAAGACACCAACAACTACCAGATCCTAACGCTCTTTATAAAGTAAGAATAAGAGTAAAGAATTTAGGAACTGCGCCTGTAGCAGCTAATACATTACAATCTCAATATGTTCTAGTGAATGACTATGCAGAATTAACTGCAGAGGTAACAGCAGGAAGAGGTAATTCAGTAGCAGGACAAGGTATATATGCAACTGTTTCAGGTTCAGTGTCAATGTACAATGGTTCTTTAGGAAACACAATGGTTACAGCTACAACTACAAACTTAGCTTCAGCTGCAACTTACGATAGTGGAATAAAATCTTTAACTTCACAGTTTGAAAGTACAAGATTGAGAGCATTAATAAAACATTTAGCAGGAACCACAGGGCATGGTCATTTGGTAATAGAACAATCTGATTCATCAACATTTGCAGCCAATGTAGTAGAAACTCACCGTATTCCAATACCCGCTGATGGTTCGATAAAAATCTATGAGTTCCCTTTAATGTTTAGGTATTTCAAAATTAAATTTATTAATGGTTCTATAGCTCAAACAGGAATGCTGATTGCTTATAATATTGTAAAACTAGATGGGAATTTTGATTTTGATAAAACAACGAGTTTCACAGATTCTACAATGGCTTTAACAGGTGGGGCAACTTTTACAGGAGTTACTCTTAATTTAGGTTCAAATCATAGTGTCAATAGGTTTAGAGTTATGGCAACATCAGATCAACCTGGTACGGCATATATTGAACAATCAAAGGATGGATCTACTTGGAGGACTGTAGGAATCCAAACAGTATTAGCAAATACACCTGTTATTATAGAAACAAATGTCATTTGTCAGTATGTTAGAGTTAAGTATACGAATGGCGCAACAGCGCAGGGGTATTTTGAATTATGTTCTGCATTAGTAAGACAATAAGTAGGTGTGAAAATGATTAATGTAGGAACGAATAGTTATGTAGATTTAGAGTATGCTGACAAATATTTTAGTGAGAGATTAAATGCTGAGAAATGGATATCTTCTATCGTAGAGCAGAAATCTCAAGCATTGGTTACGGCAACGAAGAAGATTGATAGACAAATTTTCACTGGTATGAAAGCAGATCTTTCACAGAAACTTCAATTCCCTAGGAAATATTATAGTTATTCTATTGGACAATTAGTGACACAGATTACAGTTCCAGATGAAGTTAAAAATGCAGTCTGTGAAGAATCTTTAGCATTATTACAATTTGGAAATAGTAAAAGGGTTAAATTGCAGCAAGAAGGTGTAACAAGTATGAGTTTAGGAAATATGTCTGAATCATATAGTTGTAAGATAAAAAAGATACTAAGTGATGAAGCGAGAGAATTGATTCAGGCCTTTTTAGGGAGTGTGAACATATGCTAGAGGATTATTTAAATCAAACAGCTTTGTGGGAGTATATAGAAAATACCAATGAATACAATGAAAAAATCTGCAATAACAAAACTATCAAATGTAGAAAAGAAGATAAAATAAAGCTTGTTAGAGATAAAGATGGAATTCAGGTTGTAAGTAATTCTACTGTTTATTGCAAAGAACCAGTAAAAGTTGAACATAAGATTGATGGTAGAGTTGTAATTACAGTTGCAACTATAACGGATTTACTAGGAGAAGTTGAAGGCTATGAGGTGTATTTGATATGAGTGTAGACGGATTAAGCGGATTACAAGCTAACTTTAATAAACTATTAAGACAAACAGATATTAAATGTAAAGAAAAGTTTAAAGACGTTTGTGAAGATTTAGTAGGTAAAGCTATTAATCTTGCTCCAGTAGATACAGGTGATTTAAGAGGTAGTGGACATGTTTCTTATAAAGGAGATTTTGAGGCTAATATAGGCTTTAATGAACCGTATGCAATTAAACAACATGAACATACCGAGTATAATCACCCTCAAGGAGGCCAAGCCAAATATCTTGAACAACCTTTTAGGGAAAACATAGATAGCTACATAAAATATATTGCTAAAGAAATAGAAAACATTAATGGGTAGGTGTCTAATATGTTAAAAGATATAGGAAATTATTTAAAAGCAAATAATTTAGTACCAACGGGTGTTTTTTTATTCTACGGAGCAATTACAGACGCAGTTACTGTTAATGGTGTTGAGGTAAAAGCAGATGATTGTATTTGCCTTTATGAAACCAAAGGACTTAAACCTACTGCATTTTTTAATGGTGAAGGGGTTGAATATAGGGGACTGCAAATAATGTGCAGGGGCACGAGCTATGAAGATGTTGAGAGCACAATAAATTCTATATACAAAGCTTTACAAACTACAATAGTAAATGGAATGAGTTTTAATGCGCAGCAAAGTCCTTTTAGTTTGGGAAAAGATGAAAAGGACCGATGGGAATTCAGTGTGAATTTTATAATAATAAAAAATATGTAGGAAGGAGTGAGAGTCCATGATTACAGGGAAAAGTGGAGCTTTTAAGGTAAGTACTACTAAAGTAGGTGAAATAAGTTCATGGAAGCTAGATATTGAAACTGATATGAAGGACATTACAACATTTGATACTACAGGGTGGAAAGAGAATACACCTACTCTAAAAAGTTGGAGTGGTAGTGTTGAGGGAGAATGGAAAGTAGCTACTGATACAACAGGGCAAAAGGCTTTACAAGATGCGCTTCTAGGTGGAACTACTGTGGCAGCAGAATTTAATGTTAATGGTACTAATAAATACTCTGGCAACGCTTTTATTAAGAAGATTAGTATAGGGGAACAAGTAGCGGACACCGTGAAATTTAGTGCTGAAATAGTTGGAACTGGAGCATTAACATATGTATAAATTTTGGGGTAGGTTATTAAGTAGCCTACCTTTGTTTATTAGAGGTGAAATATATGATACAAGGTAAATTAGGAGCTGTTTATAGAGCTAATGGTGTTTCTGTTGCTATGACTAATGAAGCCACAAACTCAAGTGCCGGATACACAAAATATACTATTGCATCTACAACCAAAAGATATATAGATGATTCTGTTTCAGTTACAGTTAAAAAGAATGGTGTAACAGTAACAAGCGGCTATATCATTGAATATGCTGGTGGAGTTGTAGTATTTAGTACACCATTAATTAATACAGATGTTGTTACGGTTAGTGGAAATTATTTTAACATAGTTCAATGCGCTACATTTTTTAATTGGAAAATAGACTTTGAAACTGAATTAAAGGATGTGACTACATTCGCTTCTGGTGGGTGGAAAGAAGTTCAGCCAACAATAAAAGGATGGAATGGAAACTGTGAAGGCTATTGGTGTGATGGTACTTTTATAAGTTTGTTGGGACAAAGAATGATACTAGTTTTATACATAGATAATTCAACAAATAAAAGATATGAAGGTTACGTGTATTTTAAGAAAAATAGTATTACACAGCCTACGAATGATGTGGTAAAAGAATCAGTTGAGCTATTAGGTGATGATCCACTCTATTACCATGAATAATTAGAAATAAGAGGTGTAAATTATGAGAACAAAAACAGTTAAAATAGCAGAAAAAGAAGTAGTTGTAAGAGAAAAAAAGATAAAAGAATTAAAAGACTTGATAGAAAAAAATAAATATGCTTTAGAAGAGTTATTAAAAGCCAATAAC